GCAGAAGATGACAAGAAAGAAGAAGAACAATGAGTTATGACTCTCTCGGTCAGAGAATGAAGCACCAGTACGAATTACGGCAGAAGCCCAGACTGCCCCGGCGCAACTACGCCATCATCCGGATCGACGGCCGCGCGTTTCGTACCTTCACCGAAGGCCTGGACAAGCCCTACGACAGCACTGTGGCCGATGCCATGGTTGCCATGATGTTCCATCTGTTCAAACATATCGACGGCGTTCGCTTCGCCTACACCCAGTCCGACGAGATCAGTCTCATCCTCACCGATTTCGAGACTCACGACACCGAAGCCTGGTTCGACTGGGATGTGCAGAAAGTCGTCAGTGTGAGTGCCTCACTCGCCACCGTGGGCTTCAATACCAATTTCGCATCCCGGGGCGGCAGGTTCGCCACATTCGATTCCCGGGTGTTCACCATGGGCGAACGAACCGAGGTCGTCAACTATCTCCGCTGGCGCCAGCTGGACGCGGTGCGCAACAGCATCAGCAGTCTGGCCCAGGTTCACTTCTCACACGACCAGCTGCACAAGAAGAATTCCAGCCAGATGCAGGAGATGCTGTTCCAGGAACGCGGCATCAACTGGGGAACGATGCCCGATGCCCAGAAGCGTGGCGTCAGCATGTACCGGGAAAAGCGAGATGACGACCGGCAGATGGTGGTTGCCTCTTCCCCGGACTTCATGAAAGATTTCGCCTACTTCGACGACAAGATCCCGTTCCGCAGCGAATAGGACTACCACGCGACACCGGCCCGGCACCCTCGGAGGGGAGGTACCGGGCCGGTGTCATCAGTGTGGGTCTTTGCCCACGATCCAGTGTAGACCGGGTCAGGGCACGATCAGGCCGCCGATCGGCGAGTGGCCGTTGGCGGCCTGCTGAGCCTGCTGCTGGGCTCGCTGCATGGCCTCGGGCTGCTGACTGCGGGCCTGCAGCAGACCCTCGATCATTGAACGCACGGTGATGTCCACGGTCTCCTGCGACAGACCGGCCGGATTGAGGATCTGGTTGGCCGCGATCACCGTGTTCATGACCATGCCGGGGACCGACAGGTGCACACCCAGACCGGCGCCGACGTTCTCGCCTTGACCACTGGGGAAGAAGAACATCCCAATCTCCCAGGTGATGCGCTCGCCCTGGCAGTGTCGGAACACGGCCTCGTCGAACAAGGGAGCCAGCCGATCGGTCAGCCGCGACTCGTTCCCGGCCCTCTGTGCGAAACTCGAAATATAACCTTTAGTGGCATCCTCATTGTGGGGATTCTCAGTCATTTCTTTCCTCTACGCTTGCGGGTGATCTTCAGTATTTCTCGCCGAGTGGCGGCGGGAATGAAAGCCGAGCCATCGTCCTCGTCACCCAGCAGAATATCCTGACGCTGGTTCCGGTCCAGGACACGGTTGATGATTCCGTCCTCAATGGATTCCTGGAGAACCATCGTATAGCACGTGACCAAAGAATGCTGCGAGTCGATGCGATTGACCCGGTTGATTCTCTGTGTACGCATCGCATAGGTCAGTGCCGACTCGTATTCAACCACGTAGGCGGCGTTGCCGAGATTCAGCCCTCGCGCGCCCGCGTCGGAGCACACCAGGATCTCGATGCGCCCCGAGAGGAAGTCCTCTTTGGATCGCTCATTCGCATGCAGACTCTGGCCACCGTGGTACTGGCCCACGGCGAACCCGGCCTTGCGCAGCTCACCCACGATCTCGGGCAGCACGGTCCTGGCGAAGAAGGTGAAGATCACCACTTGGGCGCCCTGCCCGAAAACCAGAGGCTTGAGCAGAGCGAGCAGCTCACCGGTCTTCGGCGATCCAATGGTGCGCAGGCACTCCTCGCCCAGTTGAGCCACGATCGCCTGGGAGATCTCATTGGTGGCGTGCAGATGGGATGCCGGGTGCCCGGCGGTCATCCGCAAGATCGAATACAGCCGTCGCTCGTCCCGCTGGATCTCATCTTCGGTGCGCGGGTCCGGCATGCCCTCGGGCGGGTCGAACAGACTGGCGATGGTGTCGTAGAGGTCGGCGAAGTCGGGGCTCTGATCGACCAGGATGGATTCCTCGATCTGCCGGGGAAACTGGTCGATCACATCCTGATCGGTCTTGCGCTTGCGCATGATCAACCCCTGGAACAGCTGGGCGAACAGCTGCTCACGGTCACCCCGCAACCGCAGCCGACCATAGTCGTCACGGCCGCGCGAGAAAGTGTCCTCGAACACCGCGACCGTCGGCATGCGCTCGGGACAGATGACACGGGCGAGGTTGTAGGAGTCCTCGAAATCGCGCTCCATGGGCGTCGCAGTCAGGCCGAGCGCCCGCTGGTGATGCGGGCCCTTCCGCAGCTCGTGCAGTAGATGGGTGTAGGCCTGGTGGGTCGCCGAGCTCCGGCTGCGGAGTTTGGTCACCTCGTCGAAGATCCAGAGGATGCGCTTGCCCGGCAGGCCGAGCGTTTCCACCAGCGGACTGTCGGTGCGCTGGGAGCGCCGAGCGCGCCCGCGCCCAGGCTGGGTGAACACCAGCTCATTGCGGCCGGTCTCGTAGCTGGTGATGAACACATGATGAGCCGGATCTTTGCTCAACCTCTTCTGGCGATTGTTCCCGTGGTAGAGATGTACGCCGAGATTGGAGAACTGCTCGAAACTCTTCTGCCAGTCGGTGAGCTTGTTCTTCTCGCAGATCACCATCACATAGTCAATCTGGTTGTCCTGAAAGAGAAAAGCAGCCAGAGCGATACCGATGATCGTCTTTCCGATCCCGGTGTCGTAGACGGTCAGAATTCCCGACTGCTGCCCCGGATTCGTCCGGACATAAACTTCGGCCACCGCGTCGGCCTGGAAATCGAACAAGCCCAACGGCGAGTAGAAAAAATCACCGTTGGGCAGTTCGCGTGCCGACACGAACGACAGAGGCGGGGCACTCACGCGGCTACCGAGTCGGCGATCCGCAGCTCCCAGTCGACATCGAAGGAGTCGGGCTCCACCTCCTCCACACCGGCCGGGCGCAGGAGGACGGTGTCCCAGCCACACCGGAGTTCGGCCACCGCGTCGGCGGGGTAACGAGTGGCCGGGAAGGTCGCGCGGAACAGGATGCGGTCATCGCAGACGAAGCGCTGCGCCCGGCACTCGTATTCACCGATGGCGATGCTCCATTGATCGGAGCTGTGCAGGGCCCTCTCCAGAGCCCGCAGTCGCAGTAGGGCGCCAGAAACGGCGTGGTCAAGCATCATTCCGGCGTCCCTCCTCTCCGTGAAGTCGAGATACCGGGCACCCGAGCATTGGGGGTTCGTGTGGTAACTGGTCCGGTATCAACTCCATGATGGCATGACAAGGACAGGATGGGCAATCTCGATCGAAAATGCCGATCCTGTCGGGTGACAATCTGTAGTTGTGAGGTCGGTCAGGAGATCAGTTGCCGGAACTGGTACCACCACTCGCGCGGAATCGGCTTGGACCAGTTCTGGAAAGCGGGATCCTGATCAATCGGCATCAAATGGTCATAGGGCATCAGGTTCGGACCGGACACTCCCAGACCGACGGTGCGTGTGATGCCCGAGAGCGGCCCGGCGTACCAGGGCCGGATCACCAGACTGGAGATGAGCCGGTCCGGCGCGTAGGAGCGCACTTTCCACACCAGACTTGTGCCCGGCTGGACACCCAGGGTCGACGCCTCCACCGAGGACGGGAACGAGAAGACGCCATGGGCATTGTTGAGAATGTCGAACACGTCGTAGAACGTGGTGCCGCCGTCGTTGCTCACCGACCACACCAGAGGATCGACGAACATCGAGAGGGTGTCGATGTCCCAGGTGTCCTCACTCTGGCCGTACTGGACCAACTGGGCGCGCAGCCGGGGGATCGGCAGCTGGCTGAACCGGGTGGCCTGGTCGTAGGTCACCGTGTTGTGGTGGGTGATCTGGTCCCAGGTCTGCGATGCCGGATTGGCGGGCACGAGCGAGGCGTCCGGCGCCCAGTGGAAAGAACGAAAGCTTGTGGCACCGAGATAGTCCGGAGTGGGCGCGGTGGTCCCGGAGTAGACGTCCCCGGCCAGCCCGCGCTTGGTACCACGCCACTGCTGCAGGGTGGTTTGCGCGTAGGTGCCCACGATCTGGCCGTTGAGGATGCCGACCAGGATGTCCGGGTAGAAGCTGGGGTTGACCGATCCTCGCGTCGTGCTGGTCACCTGGGAGGTCCGGGCGAACACCACCGACACCCGGCTGTTGTCGGGGATCCCTCCGGGAATGAGTGTTCCGTAACTCGTACCCGATTTGACGATATTTCCCTGATAGTCCAGAAAAACCTGATTGTCGTAATCCAGACACAGAACGTACCCCCGAGGGGTACCTGAACCGTCGGTGGCGACCTTCCGGACGTAAGCGGTCAGGGCGCCGTACCAGTATTCGGTGTCCGTCCACAGAACCGCTCCGTCGGCCAGCGCGGTCAGAGGCGGCCCGATGTTGTCCGAGCCGGGGATCTCCGGCGGTGTGCTCAGGTCCCAGGACAGCCCGACCGGCGAGTTCCAGGTGTTCCCGTTGTTGTCGAGGAACTGGGTCTGGTTGCTCGGGTCCAGCCATTCACCTCGGTCCAGGCGCGGGTAGCCATCGATCACCGGACCCGGAATCGGGCCGTAGTTGAACGGGGTGAACAGGAAATCGGCGAAGGTCTGCCCCACGTGACCGGCCAGCCCCAGGATGGTCTGCGCACCGATGTTGTGGGTGTAGGTGCGCACCCAGGTCCCGTTGAGATAGACCACCAGGCTGTAGGGCCAGACCACGGGGTCCGGATTGGACGCCCGGCTTGTGTCGCCCTTGCCGGAGGGCACCATCGTGGTCGGCATGATGTCGATCCGGATGCTGTCGTTCGCCTGCACGGCTCTCGCCGTGCCAGCGGCCGTGAGGATGTTCATCGGTGCGCCGACGCTGGAGGACAAGACGTTGCCAGCCCAGTCGTTCAGCGTGCCCGCGTCATCCAGGAAGAACGGCGGGAAGACGACCATGGCCCGTTCCGAAGGCGTGCCGACGAAGATGTTGGTCGCTTCGAAGCCGCCCGAGAGAAGGCCGGGGATGTGCGGGGAGAACACAGCCCGGTCCGCGCCCACGGGCACCGTGTGGGCGGAGTGGATGGTCTGCCAGGTGTTGGCCGTCGCGGTGAGGGTCGCGTTGGTCGTGCCGATCAAAGTATTGCTGGAGTTGTACCAGGATGCTGTCAAATTGACGGTCGAATTCTGGTAGGCCATCACATCGGCGGAGAAGGCCACCTGTTGTCCGGCGGTGTATCCGGTGATTTTCGAGGTGGTCTGTATTCCGATATCAACGGGGGCGCCCGCGCCATTGTAGATCATCTTGATGTCGTGGTCCCCGGAGAGCGGGCCACCGCTTTGCCAGCTCGTCTGGGTGTTGAACAACGTGGACCAACCGGCGACTCCGGGCTGCCCGCTGCCCACCTGGTCGGTGGCGGGATTGGCGGGCACCGTGCCCACGGTGAACTGCAGGGTGCCCCAGGGCGTCCGGGCGTCGACGTAGCTGTACTGGCCGGTGGCGGTGACGCTCGCCTGATTGGACACGATGGCCAGCGAAAGCGGGTTGCCGCTGCCGTCGAAGGCGTAGGACCAGGACTGACCGGTGCCCATCGGCGGCAGGATGGTCGAGTTCACTCCCGCGAATGTGTCCACCATGGACGGATACTTGGTGTTGGCGGTGAAATCGTCCCAGGTCCAGGGTCGCGCGGTCAGATCACCGATGGTGTGCATGGTGTACCACTCGGTGATCTGGTGAGCCCGGACAGTCACCTGCTCCTCAGAGAGCACGAGCCCTGTCGTGTCGTCCACGATCTGCACCCAGAGAGGCTGAGTGAGATCATCGGCGGAGACCACCCGGCCCGCCACGGCAACCCGTCCACCGGCAGGCGTGTCGACCGGCGCCGAGGAGATCCCTCCGAGATCCTGGGGATTCTGGAAACCGGCGGCCAGCTGGGCGAAAGTGATGTTGGCGGCGTTCAGATCGGACCACTGTGGATAGGTGGTCTCGGCCAATGCCCAAGTCAGCGCGGGTGTGGACCGGCTCAGCCGGATCACCGAACCGATGCCCAGGTCGGTGATGACCATGGGATCAGGATTGGCGTCGCCGACCATCGTCCAATTGGCATGAGTCGTGTCGTCGAAATCGGCGTCGGGCAGTAGCTGCATCGGATCGGAGCATTGGGCGGCGAGCTGCACGGCCGTGACGATCCGGCTGGACGAGAAAGGTCGTGAGGTGATCTCCGAGAAATAGGCCGCCCCCGAGGAGAGATGGCCATCGTCGGTCTGCGTCCAGTTCGTGTTCTTCGCGATGTTGGTCATGTCATAGAAATTGTCGACATACCGCATGGTGTCATCGGTGGCCAGAGAATCCACTCGATAGGCGGTCAGGCTGATCAGGCCGACGAAGTAAGAGATCTTCGACTGCTGCTGGACGTTGATTTCCTCGTAGGTATGACTCTGTGCCTTGGTGAAGATCGGTGTGGCTATCACCGAGGAGGCCACCGGCATGAAATTCCACGCCCAGTAGATCGACCCCACCTTCTGCTGCGAGATGGGATCGGTGATGACGCGCGCGGTGGTCGGCTGCAGACCCAGGGATGCGGCGCCGGAACCAGCCTGGGCGGTCTGGCCAGAATCGAACTGGGCCAGTAGTGCCACGTTGATCGGGTAGGTGCTGAAGATGCCCTGTCCGGCGGTGATCGTGGTGGTCTTGGTGGTCAGCGACGTGGCCCACATGCTGGAGGAGAAAGTCTGGACCACACGGTCCACCGGCACATAGATCTCGTAGGGTTCCGCGACCAGCGCACAGAACTCGAATTTCCAGTACTTGGCCTGAGTGGGCGGGATTTCGAAGAATCCCTTCTGCAGCACGAAGTCCCGGGAGATCGGATTCCAGACGAGCTCTCCGAACCGGTCGGGCGTACCGCCGACGAAACCACTCTGGTATTGCTGGGTGGCCCACCCTGCCTCGTAGCGCAGCAATGCGTTGTCACTGCGTGTGTCGTGCTGCACCGCGAACTGCTCGACGTCCACATAGGGCGCTGGATCAGCGAGGAAGTCGGTGGCGATACTCGATGTGAGCTCGATGTCCGTCTTGAGGACAAAGTAGTTCAGATCGAAATTACCTACCATCGGGGAACTGGCTTGATATCCACCGATGCGCAAAGTGGACACGGTACCCGAGATCAAAGGCTGGCTCAAGGTCAGGCTGCCGGTGTACGAGCGACCGAGAACCTCGGCGTAGAGGGTAATGCTGGTGCCGTCATAGCCCACGGCACACGTGAGAGGAGTGGTTGCTCCGAAGGGATCGACATCCACCAGCAGATAATCGCCATAGGCAGTACTCACCCGGAAGCCATAAGGCGTCATGGTGATGGAGAAGGCACCACAGTCGAAGATGGGATGCCCGGCGTTCTCCTGCCCATGATTGAATTTGAAGTTGAGATCGAATCCGATCCACCACGAGTGGCTCGGATCGAAACTGACCCCGGTGTTGTCGATGTCGACGAATCCGATGAGATCCTTGCCAGCGGCACCGGAATGCAGAATATCGCCACCGACACCGTTGGGGTCCTGCACCACGGCGACCGGGTAGGGCAACGGGTCCTTGGGGGACACGAAATCCGATGTCGGATCATCGTTGGACCAGTACAGATGGCAGCTCGGTCCATTGTAGAGCGGCTCGACATAAAATCGGTCGATGACCTGGGGGCTGCCCAAAGCATCCCGGGTGTCGGCATAGAAATTCACCACAGCCCAAGGGAAAGGTTGTGGCTCGGACTTCCAGACGACACTGACACTTTCGCTGGACGAGTTGCGCAGAATGTTCTTGGCCGCGTTGACGCGCACCGAGAACTGCACCAGCGATCCCAGGATGTCGGTGACCGAGGAGAAGGGCTCGTACTGGGTGTTGCTGTCGCTGACCGGCTGGCTGGTGGGAATGTCCTTTTTGGAGGCGACCTGGTAGCCGACGTAGAGGTTGCGCACCGCCAGCGAGTAGGGGATGGGCTTGCCCAGCGTGCTCATCGGCGGGGTGCCCTGGGTGGTGCGCCGCAACAGCACTCGCAGCTTCTGGGTGGTGACCGGCCAGATGTTGAACTGCAGGCTCTGCCAGTGGCCCGAGTAGGAGTGCTGGGGGTGGACATGGCCGGTGACGCTGGACACGGGCGGTAGCACCTGCGGGTAAGAGGTCAGGATGCTCTGCGTCGCCGGTGAGGGTGAGTCGTTGACATTCAGACAGGCGGTCCAGCTACCCAGGTTCGGATCGGCGTATTCGACGCTCACGATCTGCGGGAAGATCGCGACATCGAAATCGAGCTGATTGACCAGCCGGGCGCTGGCCAGACTGATCTCCAGCACCTCGATGTAGGGCGAGTCGGCGGCACGCTCGGGTGTGGCCCAGAACTGCTGGCTGCCACCCGCCTGCTGGGCATGGGTGGCCGTCGTGTCCGCGCTCTGGCCCAGTGCCGCGAGGAAGGTGGCCACTGCCATGTTGTCCGACCAGGTGGCCGCGACCGAGGATGCGGAGGAGGTGTTCGCTGGCGTCGTCATGCGACCTTGATTCCTGCCGTGTTCTGGCTCGTGCGGGCCGGTGCGTAGGGAACCGCCGTCAGCACACCATCGCTGACCAGCCGCGCCGAAATGGCCTGTGAAGAGGTCATGATCGAGCCGCTGGAGCTGTAGACGTGCGAGGTTCCGTCGGAGTAGACCACCGTCTCGTCATCCGTGCCGCCGAGGATACTGCCAGACGGCGTCATCACATAAGACTTGGTGTTCGGGATACTTCCGTTGTAGGACCAGGATTCTCCCTGGTATTGCGACAAAGCCGGACGCTGTTGGGTGATGGTGACGGTGCCATCACCGGTCGGCGTTGTCGAATAAGGATTGCTGACGATGTCTGTGGCCGTGTTGGTCGTCAGAAGATTCGGGATAACCGAGGAGACAATCTCCCAGTACTCAGAATCGGCGGCCACACCGCGCAACTGAGTGGGAACGTCCACATTGATCCCGTTCATGTCCACAGTGAACTGAGTTCCTGCGGGCTTGAAGGTGTTCAGCACCCGGATCAGTTCGTACTGCTCATCCAGCCCAAGCTGCTTCTTCGGCTGGATCACGAATTCCGACCGGTTCTTCTGGCCGGTGCGCCCAACAAAGGGTTCGTTGCCACCACCCCAGTCCGACCAGGTATGTCCCTCCAATGCGGACCAATTCGGCACCGTCTGACTCAGGAAGGTATACGTGAAGACCAGTTCCGGTGGTGCGTACGCGCCACCGTTCTCCTCGTCGACCCATTCCCAGGACTCGTAGAGGTTGCACTGGGCACCCACCAGAGCCTCGGCCATGCTCTGCAGACCCAGCGCGCTGCCGCCGTAGTAGATCGTCTTGGCGAACGTGATCAATCGACTGCGGTAACTGGCGTCCCGGGCGTGCAGATCATCCCAGGTATCACTGTCGGTGGCGTCGTGGTAGGGGTCGAAGGTGAAGTCGGGCACGAGCTCCTGGCCGGTGCGCCGGATGCCGAACAGGGCGCCGTAGAACCGGTCCAGGTCCAGGAAGTGCATGCCACTGAAGGCATTCTGCAGTCGGGCCACACTGGATTGCTTGCGCAGGCCGCCCGCGCCGGACGCGCCGAGCAGGACCTTGAGCAGCTTCATCAGGTGTGACTGCGGCCGGAGATCGTAGAGGTTGGGGTCGAAATTGGTGACACGTGCCGCAACGTTGCGGTCGGGCACGATCGGGTTGGTGACCGTGGTGACGCCGGTGGAGGGCTCCAGCTGCCCGGCGGCCAGCTGCATGGTCATCAGGTCCTGGGCAGCCGCCGAGGAGAACGAGCTGAAGAAGCTCGGGATGTTGCCCGTGGTGGAGGCGATCTGGGCGGAACTCGGACTGGTCATTTATGCCCCCACCATGAACGAGTTGTTGGCCTTGGCCACCAGGTTCGACGCGTAGAAAACCGGATAATGATCATCCGCGAAGAAGATGTCCGTGGCACGGCCACTGTATGCGAATACTCCGGTCTGGGTCGTGGAGTAATTCGAGATCTGGGTGATGGCGTAAGTGACGGAGTTGTCGGTGCTGGTGAGGAATCGTACGTTGGTGACGCCCGCGACTTCGCTCACTGTTTTCAACACCTGGGAGACGGTCAGTTCTGATTCGAATCCCAGGGTATCCACCAAAGCCGACAATGCTGTGTTGATATTCGTGTTCACCACGGTACTGTCGAACCGGATATCATAGACCACAGCGAGATTGAACTGTAGCTGCACCGGGATCCCCGCGTGCGCCAGAGCGTCGGTGCCCACCAGGCGCCATTGCTCGATGGCATTTTGCACATCGCTGGGAACACGATTGTAGGTGTAGTTGAAAGTAAAAGCGAAACCATTGGCTGGGATTCGCCCGGTTGTGGAAGTCCAGATGAGACCGTAAAGACTGCGCGCGGAATCTCCGAACGGCGACTTCTGCTTCACAATCCAGTAGTCGGTGCCGTAGTTGTAGATGACCCCGTTGATGGTGATGGTCTGGTCGAACGCGGGCCAGATGATCGGTCCGTAGGCCAGCGGGATGAAGATCTGTCCGGCGGCCGGGGTCGGCACCGTGTCGGAGTACACCACGAAGTTGCTGATGTAGTACGGGCTGGTCGTGGTCGCGGAGAAGGTCAGCGCGTTGGTGAACACCAGTGACTGGGTCGCGGCCTGCGCGATGGAGCCGTTGCACCAGATGTCGACCCGGTTGTTGATGCCACCCTGGGCCCACCGGGTGTTGGCCGGGTCGTTGCGGGATGCCTGGGGAACGTACTCGAAGTCAAGATCGTAGAAGCCGTCGGGCATGCCACTCAGCGCGGTCAGCACGGTGGTGGCGTCGGCTCCGTTGGTGGGATTGGTCGGAGTGAAGGAGTAGGCGGTCCCCTGGGCCAGGATGACACCGGCGTCGATGTCGGGTCCGCAGATCACGTTGTCGGCGAAAATGTAGGCGGCGTGCTGCAGGGTGGACGTCGCGGTGCCGCCGACGATCTGGACCTGCTCGCGGTAGCGCTTGCTCGACCCGAGCACGTTCACGTTGCTCACGGCGAACGTGGAGGGCGTGCTGGGGTCCTGGAGGATGGACTGGGCCACGGCCTGATACATCGCGGAGGTGCCCGACAGGGCCCGGAAGACCGTCTGCTTGAACCGGGTCCGCAGCGCATCGTCGGTTTCCTGTGCCAGGCCGCCGACGAGCGGTGCATCGTTGATCACCGAGGTGACGCCCGGCGCCGAGGACGCCAGGGTGTTGAGCAGACCGGCCGCCACGTTACCGGCGGCGCCCGCCACCACCGCCTGTACCGGCACGCCCACGGAGGTCTGGCCGGGCGACATGGCAGCGCCGACGGTGGTCTGTACGTAGACCAGGGGGTTGGTCATGGCGATGAGCTGAGTGCCCGGCGCGATGGTCACCAGGGTGGTGGCCGCCGTGGTGTCGTTGGGCCGGGTGAACACCGCGATGCCGGTGGCGCGCTGGGCGGGAATGCGGGTGATGCCGAACAGCGCGCAGAAATCGTCGAGATCGCCACCGGCCTTGCTGTCGATGTCGTACTGGTAATTGATCAGATAGCCGTCGGTGTAGGCCTCGGAGATGGCCTCGCCGACCACGTCCAGGATCTTGCGAACGGGTGTCCCGATCGAGGTGTCCAGGTTGGGTTCGGCCACCCGCAGGGACGCCACCATGTTGGAGACGATATCGGCGGTGCTGGGCATTACTGATTGCTCCCAACCTGGCGCGTGACCGTGACCGTCTGCTGGTCGACGGTGGTCAATGTCGCGGATACGTAAATGGTGTCATAGGAAGTGGACGCCTGGATGTTGCCGACACTCTGCACGACATCGGAAGTGTCGTAGGTCGTCAATCCGTAGACGCTCGCCTGCAGCACGGCATTTTGCTGGACGGTGAGGTAGTTCTGCACCACCCGATTGACCTCGGAAATCACCTGCTGCTGCAGTATCGGCGTGATGGGATTCCCGACGTAGTTCTGCAGAACCGACCCGAACAAAGGGTGAAACCGATCGGATCCATAAACCTCGACGAGGTTCAGGGTGAGATCCTGACGAATTCGGTCGACACCCGAGAAGAGCAGATAATCACCGTTTCCATCAATGTCCAGATCTCCATGGACGAGTCCCAGCGTCTCCATCCCGTCACCTCCTCCTCTCTTCCTACGAGATATCTGGGGCGTGACAGGATCAGTACAACGTGGACCAGGTGCGTCCAGAGCTCCGTGACATCGTTCCCGATGTGAGCATGTTGACGGTGGAGGGAACACTGCTGCCGGAATAGAAAACCTGTGGATAGAGATTCCCGATACCGGTAGTCAGAATTCCGGGATTCGTGCCAAACGTGACACCGGCCATTCCAGGAGTTCCGCTGGTCATGATCCAGACCGCACCCCAGTTACCCAGGGTCAGCTGGTGCGCGCCGCTGGTGAAGGGCAGATACAGCACGCCCGCGCTGGCGGTGCTCACCGCCGAGGTGGAGGCCACCAGCGGGATGGCTCCCAGGGCCGTGGACGGCCCGGAGAACAGCGCGGCCGTGATGGTGCCGGTGGCGCCGGTGGCCACGCACACGGCGATGCCGGTGGCGAGGATGTTCGAGTGCGGCCCGAGCATGGCCACGCGCGGCTGATTGGCCGCGTAGTTGATCGTGTCCCGCGCGGTGAGCCGGGACATGGTGGACATCTTGTCGCCGAAGACCTGCTGCTCCTCGTAGCTGGCGAACGTCGCCTGCCCGACGGCCAGGAAATTGATCGAAGCGGTGTTCGAGGCCGCCGTCGAGGTGGTCGTGGCCAGATCGGTGGTGAGGGTCTGCAGATCGCCGGTCAGGCCGTCTACGGCGGATTCAGGGATGGTGGTCGGCGTGTTCAGGCAGAGCGCGAACGTCCAGGCGCTGTACTGCCGGTCGACCAGCCACTGCTCGCCCACGGCTGGCTGGACACCCTTGGCTCGCATCCTGGTGGTGCTCACCGTGAACTGTTTGGTGAGCTGATCTTGCACGGTGGCCAGATTGTTCGTGGTGTCGATCGAGAGGATCTGAACCACTTTCCAGGCGAACCCATAGCTGGAACTGCCCGGACTGGTCGGCTGCTGCACTCCTGGTGTCGACACACTCAGCCACCCGTCGTCGTGTTCGTCGAGGTGGTCGCGAAATTCTGGCCACCCAGAGGGAGAAGACCGAAGATGTCGTTCTCGGTCTGGGTGATCCTAGCCGGTGCGCAAATCTGGGCCTGAGTGGTGAATCCTCCATTGGGTCCAAATTGGAACGAATGCTGGACACTCATGATGTAGGCCTGGAAATTGAACTCGGGCAACTGAAGAAGCATCCCGGGCCACAGCTCCGGCATGAAAGTCATGGGCACGGATGCCTGGAACTGACCTGCCCACCGTTGCATGAACAAGTACAGAGCCATGAAAAACTCCGGACGTCCCTGCTCGATGGTCGGGATGGTCTCCATGCTGGGCCGACCACCGAAACGCGACAGGTAGTTGTTGACGAATTCCTGCGTGGCGTCCTGACCGAAGATGGCGCGGAAGATCTGCGGGAAGTCCATTGTGGCGATTCCCTGCGTGGTGAGCTCCCAGTTCAACTGTCCGGTGTTCCCCGTCGGGTCAAAAGCAGAGAAATCTCCCGATGAGGTATCGAACAACGCGGTGGGAACTCCCACAACATACTGGTGCGTCACGATTGTCTGGTCCGACCAGTCCACAGTGAAGTCCTGCAACTCGATCGCCCGCACCTGCATGATCCCCGCGATACCCCAGATGTTGAAGTAGTCCGGGAACCAGGCCATGAAATCGCCGTTGGGGGCCGAGCACCACGAGCGCATGCTGGCCTTCATCAGGTTGGACACGAACGGCAGAATGGGCTCGTCGTTCATCATCGCGCGCGGACCGGCGAAGATGTCGGCATCGTTGCTGGGGTTGAATCCCCAGGTGTAGACATTGATCAATGCGTTGAACGGATCGGTCGTGCCGCCGCCGGTCGGGTTGCTCGTCGAGGTGCCCGACGGTGTGGCATTGGGCCCGAACTCGTTGGGGTCCGACGTGGTGGCGGCGTATCCCAGTGCCTGGGTGATGGCAGCCGCAGCGGCCGGGGTGGTAGCCGAGTTCGAGTAGTTCACGCCGGGCAGCAGGCCTCCGTGGGTGAAACTGCCGACAGAGGCCAGACTCACATCCACCTGCTGAGCCAGGGGTACCTGATCAGTGTGGGCTGCCGCTGTATAGCCATTGCCCAGCGAGACCTCCACGTGGGTCTCGCCACCGACCGGACCGATGAAGATCAGTGCGCCCTTGATCGCCAGTGCGATGGCCACCGAGACGGTCTTGCATTTGGGACCGATGGAGTGGGCCGTGGACCGGCTGCCGGTACCCGAGAGCGGCTGGCCGGTGGCGTGATAGTAAACCCAGTCCACAAAGGACGAACAGTCCAGCACCCGGGGATCCGGCGAGTTGTAGGGGTCGTCGCCGCCTTCCTGATACCGGATGTAACCCGGGGTGTGGCTCTTGATCAGATTGAAGGCGACGCTGGCGATGTTCTCGCCGGTGGCACCGGAATTGCTGATCGCTCCGGTCCCACCGGCGCCTGTGGTGATGGTCTGGGCGTTCGCCTGGCCCTGGGAATTCTTGACCAGGACCGCGACCGCCGCGTTGGCGAAGTTTTCCCATTTGTTGTAGGCCAACGGGAATGCCGATCGCTGCACCAGCTGGATGGCATTGCCGAAGGGCAGCGACTCGTAGTTGGGCACCTTGACCAGATGATCATAGAAGGCGCCCGCCGCGTACTGCGGGTTGGTGACCTGAGCCTGGGTTCCCCAGCCCTGACTGGGCCTCTGCTGGAACAGCCCGGCCGAGTCCCGATCACCACCCGGCAGGTTGGTCAAACTCGACTCCTGCATCGCACAGCCGATACCCAGAGCCGCGTCGTGCGCGGTCAACTTCCGGCTGGCCGCCACGTCATAGATGATCGAGGCGTTCGCCGCCTGATCGGCGCTCAGTGTGACGCCCCCGTAGGAGCCTGCGGGCAGCGTGGAGCTCACGGTCAGTCCGGTCCCGGCGATCGCCGCGCTGCCGCCGAGGGTGCCGATCAGCGCGCTCTCGTCCGATGCGGACACGATCTCGTTGCCCACCGTGGTGGCGAAGTCGAACCAGCGATCGGGGATCGCGCCAATGTGGATCTTTTCCTGGGGCCAGCCGACCACCTCGGTGAGCAGCTGGATGACCATGTCCCGGATACCGCCGTCGGAGGCGTTTGGCTGACCACCCTGGGCCGAGCTCAGACTCTGGGTGTTCTTCCAGCTCATGATCAGATTCTGACTGGCATTCGATGAGCTGTCCCAGTACCAGAACTGCAGCTTCTTCAGCGTGCACGAGGCGCTCATGGGCAGCACGCGA